GAGGTGTAACTACTCGCTATACTTGCACCTGTTAAACTTGCCATAATAAATCCTTTATATTATATCTTCCCACTTGCGAAGTTCCCCATTCCAAGTGTCGTTGATTGAATTCCAAATATCTCTAACTTTAGCTGCAATAGAGGCCATAGCAGTTGTAATACTTGCTAAACCTCCTGATACCCCCAGCTTCATGTTAACCTATGTATGCAATAAGTGCACCTGAGGTTAAATCAACTTCTGTCCATCTTCCGAAAATTGTTAAACCTTGTGGAAACGTATTGCTTGCATCTATTTGAGCACCACCTGATCCTTGATTCGTTGTTTCAGATCCATCGGATTCATTATGAGCACCTGCTTCTGTATTTGCATAGAGATCTTGATCTTCGGCTACTAAACCACCACTAGCATCAAACACACTATCTTCTAAAAAAGTTATGGCAACAAAAACAGAATCACTTGGTGGACTGGCTGCTGCCGTTGTGTCTATAAACATAGAGCCTACTTGTCCAAATCCAATGTTTCCTGCTTCTACTACTGTATATTTTTGTTTTCCTCCAGCCATCTTGTTTCTCCTTCTTATGCCTTACCGAGCTTGACTATTCTCATGGGCATGTTGATTAAAATTTTTATGATACATCATCTAAAATTGCAGCCACCTGTACAGTTACGGTTGCAGACCCTTGAGCAGTCGCATATCCGTATGTTCCATCAAGTGTACAACTTCTAGCATGTAAATCTTCAACAGTTGTATTGACTGGTTTTAGTACAATCATTTCTCCTGCACCTATAATATTTATTCCTTTTAAATCATATGCTGCCGTACCAGTAATTAAATCGATAGCAACTCCTTCTGTTGCTGTCGATGATGTGTTTTTAATAGCAATCCAATGTACTTTATCTGCTGTAGCCACTTGAGTAGAACTACCTAAATAAGAATCACCAGTATCTAATAAATTTGTACTAGCTCCATTGCCTACTGCTACTTCTGCAAAAACCCATTTATCATTAGCATCTTTAGGTTCATAATTAAACGACCCTCCCATGTTTGACCTTATATCATCCATAAAAATAGATGCTGTTAAATTTGATGATGCTTTATCTGCCATAATTAAACTCCTTGTTTTTGTGGCATACCACCACCTATTAATATTTGTAATCCTTGATAATAATCAGCTTTTAACTGACCATATTGACTTTGTTTCCATTGATAGTCAGTAACATGTTTCTGAAGTTTTGCACCGTAATTCTGTAGATCGCTATTGTATTTTTGAATTACAGAACTTAATTCAGCTTGATACCCTTGAACAGAAGCACTGTATTTATCCAAAGTAGACCTGTATTCTTGAACGTCCTGTTGAAAATTATTAATAGCATTTTGCAGTCCTAACTGAACATCTTTATCTAAATTAGATTTACGTGTTGTAAATTCCTGTTGAGCATTTTGAATAGCTACTTGACTATCTTTTTGTAAATTTTGAACTTTTCTTTGAATGTCTTGTTGATATACAACATTTTTTTCATTGAATAGATTTAAAGCATTTTGAATATCTGCACTGTATTTTTGTAAATCTGTTTGTCGTTCAACTTGCCATACTCGCAAATCTCCTTCAAGATTTTGTTGATACTGTTGCACTTCTTTAGCAACATTAGCTTGATACGCTTGTAGTTCAGCTTGATATTTTTGTAATACCTGAGCATCATCTGCTTGAGATAATTCAGCATTTTTAATTGCCTTTTGAAAGTTAGCTTGATATTCTACATTGCTATCATTAAATACATTTAATTGATTTTGTATGTTTGCCTGATATTCACTTATTTGAGAATTAATTTCTTGAATCTTAGCTCCTGCTAATTCAATGTCCTCATCTGTAGATATAAAATTATCTACCGTACTAAATGAAGGTGATGCAACTGGAGCTGTATATGTTGGTGCTGTTGCATTAAAACTTACTGAGTTTGAAACCACTACTGGCACTGAAGGTGCAGTAGATGTAATGGTTAAATCAGATATAGTAGGAGCTGATCCTAGTGTTAATGTTGGAGGTAAATAACTAGGAGCACTTTCTGTTAATGTGGCCATATCAGCAATAGCAACAATAGGCTGAGTTATATCTGATACACTTGCATTTGAATACACAAAAGAAGGACTATTAGGCGTTGCAGGACTTACAGGTAACGAAGGCTCACTAATATCTGAAGGTAAACTGCTTGTTTTATCAGACAATATTCTTTGTAAGCATTTAACGGCTCCACCTAAAACCAATAAGTCTTCTGCTTCTACAGGGAAGTTACTTGTAGCACTTGCACTGTATATAATTGCAGTAGAACCGTCTGAAGTAGGAATTTTAGGAACGTAATGTAAAGTTCCACTAGTTGCTCCACTTCCTGCAGCTCCGTAAACATACACTTTTTTATCTTCTATGTAAAATACTGGATCCGTATCTGTAGCTGCATAAATAGAACCAGTACTGTTAAATCTTAATTTTTCTACACTAGGTATTTCCCTAGCAGGTAAATCACCTTTATCTACAGCTAATATCTTTTTATCTTCTACAGTAAGTCCTGAAGAAGTAATATCAGCTGTTTTACTAGATTGTGTTAATTTATCTGAAGGCAAAGTATTAATAATTTGAGATCCTACTTCTTGAATAGAATTTGTAATTAATGTAGTATCGCCAACCGTTCCAATTAAATCTTCTATGCGTGTTTGAAATGTACCTGTCATAATTCTGTATAAGTTGTAGAAGCAATTAAAGTCTCCGTAAACGTAGGAGCAATTGCTGTATATTCAGTTAAACTAATAGTTCCTCCCCATGTAGAAGGAAATGTAACAGCATCCCATGTAGCAGTCATATTTTCCCAATAGTCGGTTCCTGTTAAAACTTCAGTCATTAGTAATCGTATTGCCTTATATGATAACCAGATCCATCTCTGCCTTTATTGGCGTACTTCTTGGCTTCATTAATGGCTTCTCTAAAATTGTTTTTAAAATAAACAGCGTTGTTTAATAATTGAGGTTTAGTTTCATAGCCTTTAGCAATAGCGTAATCAGCTAATGCATCGTGAAACTCTTCAGGTATTGAAGGAGATTCACCCATGCGAATGCCCCCACTTCCTGTACCTGTAGTTGCTACAAAATTTTCATCTTTTTTAACAGCATGTATCGTTACAGTTTTAACCTCATTAATCGATACATAGTCTGCACTTAAATCCGAATCAGATACCATTGCTAAACCAATAGCATCTCGTTCTGTCCAGTATACTTTTTTTAATGCTGATTTACGTTGATCAACTGACATCTGTTTTCTCTGGTTTTCCGACTAATCTTGGAATCTCATATCCATCATAGTCTACTCGTGTAATTTCAATAATATCATCACTTAAATCGTAATAACGTTGATCGGCTACTGTAGGAAAAGTATATAAAGTATTTAGGACTCTTGTTTTACGACAAAATTCATCTAAGGCTTTGTTTAAATATATACGGATTTGTGTTTCTCCCATTTCTGGATGATGTTGTTTTACTGTTTCTATGAGTTGTTGTTGTGTCATATTTTATTTAATCAGGGGAGCATAAAGCTCCCCCAATTTGTTTTGTTTAGTTATTAACCTGAGTGCTCTGCACCTGCATCAGCGACTGCTGCATGAGTTACATAATAGTTTGAACCATCACATAACACTTCAATCCAATCACCTACAACTGCGTTACTAGCATCAAAAGTAACTTGATCAGAATCAGCAGTAATTGCTGTATTCGTATCACCTAACTCTATACCAACCATTTTATCTGCAGTACCACCAATAATGTCAAAATCATTAGATCCTGCTGTGCCTAGAATAAACTTTGCAGTCCATCCTGTTGTTGTTACTACTGGAATAGTAATATCATAAGCACCTGCTTGAGAACAGATAAATGTTTTTCCAGAGTCAGCCATTACTAAAGTTTTGCTTTCAGCAAGGGCTTCGACACCTGCACTTGAACCACCTAAATAAGGTCTAGCCATAATTAGCCTCCTTACGCTGTGATCTTAAACAGATGATGACTTTCAATTAACTGTATACCAACACCTTCATCAGACATGTATTGATCTTTAACACCGTCAAAAGCATTGTCTTGCTTAATGTTAGTTTGATATACTGAATCTCTATACATAGCATGGAATAGATTCTCATCAGACACGACAGCCATATACTTGTTATAAGGCCCTCTTAATGCTGGAGTTGGAATTAATTGTAGCATACCATGAGGTGTTTCAAGAACTCGGTAGTTAAAACCAAGAGAATCACGTTTCATATCTCCTACATTAACTGACCATCCTGAATTACCAGCCATACCTGAAGCACCAGCCATTTTAGACCAGTATCCTAAAGCACCTGCTCCACAAAAAGCACGCTTCATACCTGTTTCAGGAACATACTGAAATACCTTTTCCATATCATCTACAAAATTGGAATATCCATATGAACCATCAATAGTGAATACGTTTTGTGCATCATGAGTTGAAGTAGACTCACCGTATGCTTCAAGAGCTGAAACAATACCGTAAGTTGTTCTTACCAAGTTGCCATCTGAATCTACGCTACCACCATCAGCAAATGTTTCGTCAGCGTTTGTATCGTTATTTCCAGCACCATAAGATGCTTCTTGTAAGCCAGTTCCACCAAAACGTTTACCAAATAAGAAAGCTTTTTCTTTTTGCATTTTGTGTTCTTGTGCTTTCATTCTACGAAGTCTAGCCAATTCTGAAGACTCTCCACGAAGAACTGCTGCTTCTAGCGTACCAGTTACCTGTAGAGGAGTTTTAAAGATTTGGGTAGAATTGTAAACGACTTGCAATTCATCTGACCATGCTTCAGGTGATGAACTACCTTCACCTTGTGCATTACCAATTACTAAGAATATATCGTCATCTACTAAAGCAATAGTGCTTCCACTTGATGTCCACATTGTTGTAACTACAATTACAGTTGAACTGGTTACTGATTGAACCCTAACTACTCCTTTTTTAGATCCATATCCATCTGTCCATACTTCAGCAATAATACCTTTTAAACTATCGTCTATTGAAATATTAGATGCACCGTCAACTGTTATTGTAGTAATAGTTGATCCATCTGGATTTAAATTATCAGTATCGCCATTATTTAACCATAACTGCTTTACCCAAGGATTTCTATGTTCAAACATTTTAAATACTGGGTCTGGGACTTTTCGCATTTCCTGATTACTAATCAATGTAGTAAAAGGGGCCACGTCTGTCCATAGCTCTTTAGTGACTTGTGGATCTACGTAAAAATTCCGTCTATCCGTATAAAGTACACCTGAAGCCTTTAGTAGCTTTTCTGTAGCTGCCATTTTGTAACTCCTACGTTATTGTTTACACCTCCTTAGTCTTGAAGGTGTAAGTGTTTTTAGTCTATGTTAACTTACCTACCTAGTAGAGCATCACTAAACATTTGCTCGTCAGTACGAGGTTGTTCAGATTTGCCAGCTTGAACTGCTGCTGTTTTAGGCATAGCCAAACGACCTGCTTCATTTTGCATTTGCTCAGTTCTTTGCTTTACTACTGGGTTTGGGTTCGTTCTTAATTCATACAATTTCGCTAAGTTGTCTAAAGTAAGATTTTGAGGATTCTGCGACCACGATACAAAGTCAGCTGCTTTAGCTTGATCGTATCCAAAATTATTTACGGCATGGCTCATAGCCTGACGTTGAACCATTTGGACTTGTTGCTGTTGCATTTGAGCTTGGTACTGCTGTTGCATCTCTTGTTCTCTTATCTTGTCTTTCTTATCTAAGTAATTCAGTTTGTCTTCCATATACTTAGCTTTAGCGACTTCGTACTTAAATGATTCCGATTCTGGATCATTATTAGCATCAACTTTATTGTATGAATATGGTTTTTCAGGTGCAACTGGCTCCTTCAATAAAGGCTCTTGGAATCCTTGATTAGGGTATCCTTGAGGTTGTCCATTGGAGGGAGAGGGTTGCTGTTCTGGATTTTGAGGTGCTATAGATTGTTTATAGTACTCCAATTCATTCCGTAAAGCATTTACCTCACCCTTGGCCTTGTCTGTCTGCGATTGCCAATATTCAAAACGTGATGTGTCTTCTCTTGGGGAAACGTTTTCTGTTGGTTGTGATTCAGTAATTGGTTCAGCCATTCCTGTCTGAGCGTTTAAATTCTCATTAGGTGTTTCCCCCTGTGGAATACTTGGTGTCTCCGTTTGAAGTCCAAAGTTTTCCACTGGAGGCTGTCCAGCATTACTTGTTTCTATGATATTCTCCATTTTTTTCCTTTATGTGATTTGGTTATTTCCAGCAACCACTTCTTCAATTTTTATCTAAAATCCTCTGGCATCATTTGATTATCCATAGGCAATTCATTTTCAAAAGGATTCTCAGTTAACTCATACCATCTAGTTAAATAATCTCCAGCACCATATTTTTTAAAATCAGGATCTTTTTCTATTTGTTTGTTAATTCTTTCTAAAGCCATTTTTGATCTTTTAACATCTCGACCTGATTTATTGTACAAACTTTGCATTAAGGTATAAGGCAATTCAGTTGTATCCATTGATCCGTAAAGCCTATTTACTTTTGTAAAATGTTTATCTAATTCAATAATATCAGGATTGTCCCATTCTATAGGCATTTCATCACCATAAACATTTTTAAATTTGCTTTGATCTAAATCTCCATGTGCAGCAATACGCTCTTCACGTGACTTACCAGTTAACATACCTTTAATATTAGAATATAACCTTGGGTCTTGTAATTCATCTAAAATACTCATTTAATCCTCCAATTGTAGTAGTTCTTCATTCGCTTCTCTAGTTGTATTCCTACGCTCATTGAAGTCTTGAATGTCTTCTTTAGCTACTTTAAGCTCATCAGATAAACGTGTTTGGTATAGCTTAGATGCCATCTCAACTTTCGCCTCTGCTTTAGCTAGTTTCTTTTCAAACTCTTTAACCTCTACACGTTTACGATCATGTAAAGACTCTCTTTGTGCTGTTTGCAGATCGCCTTTAAGGTTTTTAATTTCTTCAGTTTGACTCTGTATTTGATTCTGCATTTGTTGCATTTGGCCAGCACGTTCCATAACACCTTCCATGTCAGCAACATCGGTTTGTTTTAACACTTCGATTTGATCAATCAAACCAGAAGAGTATAACTGCATGTAGTACTCAAATCTTGCCCAGCGATTAGACGGCAGTGTAGATCCAGATAAAACAATCACATCGTATTTACCTAAGGTAATGTCGTTCATCTTACCCATTAGATTTCCTACGTCATCATATAGAGGGCTGTTAATTTTCATTTGCAAAGGTTTGTTATTTGGCTGCATTAAACGAAATACTTTTTCATCTGTGTAAACATATTGCACTAGACTCACAACAGACTTAGCTAATTGGTTTAAGCACTCTTCTATATCATCTCGTTTTGATTTAATACGTCTTTGACCAAATTCATCTAATGCAACCGTTCCTTTGTAGGTACTAGGAGAACTGCCTTGATCTCCCTGCATCATAGCATAAATACCTAGTATGCGTTCTATATCAGCACGAGCATCTGCTTCATTTTTATACAATTCATTGGGTAAAGGCACTGGCCCAGCTACAATCGGTTGTCCCAGTTCAGGATCAAACTCAATAACGGCTGTACCTGCTTTTCCCCATTCTTCTTCTAAATGTTGTTTGTTCATACTCCCACGAGGGATTAACAGCTTTACATTGGTAGAACTGGAAGCATGAGCTACAATTAACGATCTTATTTTATTCACATACTCCTGTAAACCTTTTACTAGCCTTACATCGCTATTAGGATATGGATTGCGATTGAATCCATTCATAAAAGGTACAATTGGATAATGCTCTACTGGTAAATCCACCATATAGAGTTGCACATCGCCTACACTGACACATTGTTGTATTTGTGTAATCTCAATTTCATTGACCATGATACCCTCATCTTTTATTAACTCATTCTTAGTTAATATGTCAATGGTCGTAGTTGAGTTGGGAATAGCTCCCATATGCTCTTCGCCTGCCATAGGCGTAGGCTGTCCAGTTTGGGGATCCATCATTAAATGATAAGTTGTCCCTATTTCTTGAGCTATTTGAGTGTAGCTGCCGACATTTTCCTTATCGGTATATATAGTCTGTTCCCCTGCAGTGGTCACTAAGACAATCGGCTCTTTTTTATATTCCTCATAGTCTACTTCATTGAGCACCTTTTGTTCATTGCTTAAAGGATCGTATATTTTGAAGTAAGGACTTTTAACACGAGTATAGCGTTCAAATAGCTCTAATTCTCTTTCGTCATAAATAGTAGCACCAGTCAATCTGCGTTTAGCGGTTACATCTTGATCGTGTAACCCATAGCGAGATTCCGTTACATTATTTAAGTGACTGGTTTCAGCCGTTTCTCTAATCTCTTGTTCAAACTCTGGATAGCTTTCTATAAGCTGAGTCTGAGACACAAGCTTGCCAATAATGATGTGGGCTGCATCTCTACAAAACGGATCTTTAGAACTTGGGTCTATAAAGACCTCTAAAGGATCAATAGCTTTTAACTTTACCTCACCTGAGCCAAAATCAGCATCAGGGTCAATGTAAGTCATCATAACACCCATTCCCTTTACATAATAATCATCTATCGCCTGCTTTAACTCTACATTGCCATTAGACTGATCCCATATATACGCCATAATATCTGAAAACATTTTACCAACTTTAGCATCGCTGTTCTCACGTGCTGTTGATTGAAATTTGGGATTGTTGGCAGTTAATAATGCTTTGGCTTGTTCTACTGCACTGTGAACTACATTGACTACCAGAGGTTCTTGAGCACGTCTACGTAAAGCTTTAACTTGATCTTCTGTCCATTGTTTTCCATTTCTAAACTCGTTATCTTCTACGGCTTGTGTCATCCAATTGTGACGAGCAGATGAATAATCCGTTAAGAGATCATGAGTTAGCTGAGTAGCTTCTGTTTTAGTAGTATCGTGCAATATATGATTTGGAAAATTGGCTTTCCAATTATATATTAAACGTTTACTTTAAATAAAAGTTCCTAAGTTATGCTATTTTCCAACTTATGTCATCTATATCATTACGATAAGATTTCTTTTGTTCTTTAACTATAGCCTTATGGTTAGGTGTATAGCATTTCTTCATAGCATAGAATAAACCATCCAATAAATCGTCATGCTTACCTCGTGGATATAAGAGCAACTCATCTTTCATTTCATCCATAGTTTTTAACATAAACATCTTCTTTTGAGCAAAATAAGGTTGCATAGTTTCTAATCGTGAGGATTTACTGGTGCGAGGACTCTCTTTAATTTCCAATCCAGAAATAAAG